GCGTGAATCTTTTGGCACTAGTACGACTTTAGCTACACCTTCAGAAGGTGTCTCTAAAGATTTGTACCACTCCAAACGATCTATGATTTCGCGGACACCCCCGACTACGAAATATTCGTAGTAGGGGTAGAACTGATGAATCTTAGAGTATTTGCGGGAGAAATCCCACTTAGCCTCTAACTTCTCACCAGTACTAACCGCTCCTGGACCATGGCGTGGTAGGACATCTTTCGGGTCGAAACCCATAAAGACGTCTTCGATGAGATATGACGCTACTTCAAGAATTTGAAGTGCTTCTGTCTCAAAGTCTACAAGCTCGTCTAACTCATTTTCAGTCTCAATAAAAGTGTTTATAACACTTTGATTGTCGACCTCAGATGAAGGAAGTTCGAGTTTATACGCTAGGAAACATACTTGACGGAGATGCGTTATAGCACCCCCACAGCATGCCTCCTCGTCCAAGAGTAACCCATTCGAATCGAAGATCGCCGAAAAATAATCCTGCATAAATGCTGGAATATTCGGGTTCTTCCGAGATCTTTCGAACTCGGGAGGAACCTCAAAGGCGAAACCATTCAAACCATGATCAAGTGCTTTACCAAGTTTAGGTAAAGTCTTTGTCAGGAAAGAGAGGCCTTCGGATTGAGTGCGGATCCTTACGGATCGCGCGTCTCTTTCGAAATCCTTGGTTCGACTGAGTTGTAACGGATCGCGAGCGATCACCTTAGTGCACAGGTCGACATAGAAGTCGACTTGGCTCTTACTAGGTACCATTTAAATGGCCTCCTATCCAAGAACCAAACGTCCGAGTAGCGATCTCCAAGTTATCAACTTAGAGATCGTGTAGTCTTACGGAATCAGCGCGAAGCGCTGAACCGCAAGCGTGAAAGCGACTCCTATTATGAACCAGTAAAAATATGCTCCGTAGACCTCGAGACCTAGAACTCTGTGGTTACTATACCACAACTCTAGTATCACATGGCTACGATAGACATATTCTTTTCTAGGATTCATTTCGGAGAAGCTGTGTAAGGTTCGTCTGACCAAGCATACCGGTGGTTGCTGAAAAGCTTCCATCAGTAACTAAAGCTACTATTGCTGATATCAAATCAGCAACAATAGTTTGCGTGATCACCGTGTTCCTAGGAACAGCAATTGTCATGTTGACAGTTGCAGTCCTGGTGACACCTAGGGTATCAAGTTTCGACTGTGTAGCCGAAATAAGATGACGATCAACGATGTTGGCTCCCGTACCAGACGACGTGTGTTTTATCACAAGTTGACTTGGTTCCGAGAGAGTTCCAGCTGTGTTGATCCGCTTAGTCTGCGTGGCATCTTTAAACAAAAGATTCCACGTAGTATTAGCGCCTGACGAACTTTCTAACGTAAGTGTGTCTGTAAGAGACATATTTGGACTCCTGTGCGATTGTGAGGTGGTTAGCCTCTAAGGTTAAATCACTACTCAACCATGCTGATGAAGCATAGCACTGAGTAGGATTAATTGCTCGGGACTGAGGCTCGTTGGCACTAATGAAGCCAACGAGACCGGAAGACCCACGCCACGTTCATATACTTGCACCTCTAATGTTCCACGAGGTAACCTAAACGACTCAGTCGTTGAGGCTCTCGTAGTTATTAGAGTGATGTCGCAAACAAAGTTATACTTAACACTATGTGAGACGTTACCAACGCCCCACCCAGCACCAGGCATTACTTTTGTATGCGCAGTCAGGAACTTATCGACATCGAGAAACCAATCCACGACAAAAGACAAAGGAACCAAGTTCCAAAATGCTTTGACGGGATTGTCGAGACCGAAAGCTCCGGCAAGTCCCCGGAACCACCCTAATGCCGTATTGAGACCTTCCAAATGCTGAGTTAACCAACACCCAGCACGGAATTCACAAGACGCCAAATGGGGTACTATTTCTACAGTATGTTGAGTACTAAAACCCGGTCCAGGATTTGTGAAAGAATTCACATGCTTGGAGACCTTAGTAGGCAAATCGGCACCGGATGGTGACCAATTTGGAATCCTATTAAAGCCTAAACGGGTTGGAATACCATACGTTCGC